GTCTTACCTTCATACTTATCTTCGATATATTTAATAACCTCTGCCCTTCTATCGTAGGAAATATCGTTATCTACATCAGCTAATAAACTACCATCTAAAAATACTTCTCCATTATGCTCGATCTTCTTAGCCCTACTTTTTGAGACGAACCTCTCAAAGAATAAATCATATTCAATAGGATCGATATTGGTAACTCCTATGACATAAAGAACTAAAGAACCTGCCGCGCTACCTCTACCTGCTCCTGTAGGAATATCATTTTCTTTGCAAAAGTTAATTATGTCCCAATTCAATAGAATATAGTCAACGAATCCAAGATCATCGAAAATAGTTAACTCTTCTTTTAATCTGTCGTAATAAACTTGAGCGTTTTGTAGCTCATGGATTCCTTTTTCTTTAAGACGGGTAAAGCAAAGCTTTCTTAAGAATTGAAAGTTATCTCCCAGGTTTTTACAGGAAACCTCGTCATAATATTTTTTTTGTATTTTAATTTCTGGAAGCTTAACTCCTACGGGAAATGGGGTATTATAGCCTTTATATTTATTCTCTGCCATAGTCATCTTGTGATCTAATTATATCGTCTTCTCCAAAATATTCTCCAGTCTGAACTTCAACAAAAATAAAATTTTGTAATCCAGTATTTTTAACTCTATGCTTCATCATACGAGGAATGAACACAGAATCTCCAACCTTACATGCCCTGCTAATTCTTGAAGTCATAACCAAGCCTTCTCCCTTAACGACTACCCAATGCTCATCTCTTTTAAGATGAAATTGTTCACTTAGCCTTTGGTCGGGCTTTACAATAATCCTTTTTACTTTGCAATAAGGTTCTTCTAATAAGTTTTCAAAAGAACCCCAAGGTCTATCTTCTTTGTAATTTTTGCTCATATTTCTAGATCGAAGAGTTGTTTGCGGAACACTTTGAAGTTCATCTCAATATCGTATAAAGCATCATGCAGTCTCTTAGGGTCGTGGTCAATATTATACTTCTTAAGAAGAGTAGCTTGAGAAGTTTTTAAGCCTCTTTCTCTATAATTTAAAAGTCTATATTGCCAACCTATGAAATCGTCCTTATCAACAGGAATTTGCTTGGCTATGGCAGTAGCTAAAGACTTTGTATCTATTATACGAGAAACAAAAGAGTAGTCTGGATCTTTACCCATTAGCTTACGCCAAATATTTACCATGTAAACGTCAAACCCTAACAAGTTTTGACCGATGATTAAATTGTTTTCATTGTAAAGATCTTTAGAAAATTCCTCCCAAACTTGATTGGGGGCTTTGCATTTTTTATTGTATTCTTTCATGGAGAAGCCTGTGACTTTAGCAGCCCCTTCTGAAACATTAAGATTAGGCCAATGAATAAACATATCATTACGCGCAATGACTTTATCGCCCTCTACCAATAACCATGCAACTTGCCAAGGTCGAGAAGTGACCAAGTTTAAGCCCTCTGTTTCAGTATCGAAGACCACATATCTTTGTTTTTTATTAAATCTAAGTAGTGATTCGTTCATTTTGTTTTTCTAAGTAAGATTCAAGACAGAATTCATTGCTTCCAAAGTGATCTAGATTAGGGCAGCTTAGAGTAGCAGGTCTCCCAAAGTTTCTATTACAAATAATTTTGTAGGTTTGCAAAGCTTCTACGTCACACTTATTCTTGTAGTAAATACTTTTTACTCTCTTAATGGGTCTATCGATTCTAGTAGAGAATGCAACAACTTTCTCTTTGAGTAACTCATCGAATGGAAGATTGTTTTCCTCTACCCAAAACGTAGGCATTATCTTAGTAAAATCAGGAACACATTTCCTTAAATGAAAATTATTATTAAAGATGAATGAATCATAAAAAGGTATAATTAATTCAACACTGTCATTCCAGACAGAATTAAGAAAAGCAAAATCTACCTTCCCGTTACCTGTGTGAGCATAAGAGTAAATCTTATAAAGAAGTTTACATCCAAGATCATTATTAGCAAATACTACAATCTTATGATCTGAATTATCATCTTCTTTTATGTCGTTACAGCAAGTCAGCCTAAGTCCAAAAACAAGATCAATATCTTTATCTTTACACCTATTGTGAGCAGTAACAAATCCCGTCATAGAGTCTTCTACAAGGACTAATGATTTTATATTATTTTCTTCACATATAGTGAATATACTATCGGGACCACCTTCGATCTCATCTTCGTCAAGAGTTAGAATACTCTTACCGATAGAATAAGTGGACTTAAATACGGGTATCATTGGTAAAATATACCAAATTGACCGAAGAAGTCAAGAGGAATGTGCAGGACAACCGTTATAATATCTAAGTTCACAGTAACCACCTTCAGGAATCATACTTTCGGAAAATTCTTCTTCAAAATACGATTTCAAAAACTGATCTTCTTTGTCGTAGACTTCATAATAAAAAAAATCAAATTTCATAGGACAGTGCCATTTAGGAGAGCCATCTTTTTTTAATTCTCCCTTTCGAGTGGCAAATCCACAGAGTAACTTGCCACTAAAAGAATTATCTTTAGGGAATCCTTGATGAGCTGCAAAATTATATCTAGCGTCTCTTTCTGAAAAGTTATCTAGATATTTTTGGATCTCTGTGAGTTGTAACTCAAAACCTTCTAATTCGTCAGGGTCTAAAGGCTTCATCCTAACAACGCCAGATTTAGAAGCATTAGGATTTAAATCAAACTTCAAAAATAAGAACTCACTTACTCTATTGGAGTATTTTGGAAAAAGCTTTTTAACAGCTAGACTATACATCAAGTCTTGCAAATTATCTGTTTGATCCTTGCCTTTGAATACATCTTTGCTCGTTTTAAAGTCTCTGATGAGAGCGAATTTTTCTTTCTTATACAAAAAAAGTTTGTCAATGAAGCCTCTTATTTTATAACTAAAAACCCCCTCGGTATTAACTATATCAAAATCTTTTTCAGAGTATTGTTCTGTTGGCTTACATAAATCACCGCCAAAAAAATCATAGGACAATCCATTAAAGATCATGTCCTTCATCAATTCTATGTTTTCTCTATCATCAATACCTTCTTTTATAGCGTGTTTTATAATTAACCTTTTAATAGAAGCTACAGAAAAAACGTCTTTAGTTTTAATTATTTTATTAAAATATTTTTTTCTTTTTTTAACACCAAGAACTTCAAAAACAAGGTGACATATAGATCCTCTTCTAGCTCCATCATTTCCTTTTTCTGGAAGACGGAGTTTATACTTCGACCAATACAACCAAGAACACGATTGAGCAGTCTTGATACGGCTGGCAGAAAGAGGTGTCTTGGGTTCAGGCATCACTAAGTAATAAAGCTGTCTTTATTTCTTTTTTAGTGAAACTTGAAGAATTGTTTTTAACAAAATCGCAAATAAATTTTAGTTGGGCATTTTGATCTATTGGTTTTTCATCCCAATATTTCTTAATGTCGCAACCATCTAAATGAGCATCACCAAAATCATTATACGACTTCGGTGGGAATTTTACACTTAAAGAGGTAAGATCAAAATAGCTAGATAGTTTTAGAAAACTTTTTAAAGCCGCAATAAACCCTCTATTTTCTTCACTGTTGTTGTCGTTATTTGTTGAAATATATATGCTGCTGATAGACCTGCTACTAAGGTAATTAATAATATTATTATTAACAGATAAACCAAAAAGGACAAGAACATTCCTAATGTTTTGTTCATAAAGAGCCAACGCATCACCTATACTTTCTACTAAAATTACTTCTTTGCGTAAATCAATTTCTTCTTCTACACCTGTACCTTTATTAAAGGCAGGATACACCCAATTGTTACGCTTCCCTATATGTTTCCATTTAGGGTAATTGTTGTCATCATCTACTTTTCTTCCAGAAAAGCCAATAATTTGTTTATGTTCATTATATACTGGAAAGACCATTCTTCTATACATCTTACCTACTCCAGCCAAACCTACCTGAAAAGCTTTTTGAGTTTGTTCAGAAATTTTTCTTTTGCTGTAAAAGTTATAGTTAGGGAACAACCTCTCTAAATGAGAATCATCATAAATTTTTTCCATTTCGATTTTTTCTTTAGGCTGATAAATAGTTGTATTTTCTGTAGATGAATTTACTAGAATTTGATCTAATTGCTTATTATCTTTAACAGTAAGCCTTATCAAAGCTTCAAAAGGTTTACACCCTTTATTCTCTACAAAATCCATCCATACACCAGTATTTTTGTATATTTTAACAGCAGTGTTATTGTCTCCATCTCTGTAAAGAGCTTGGGTTCTCCAATGATCGCCACAATCTATCAGACTGTAACCTATAGATTCTAAAATTCCTTGGAATTCTTCAGAATTGATCAAAGTCGGGGATTGTTTCTTGGATTCCATCACTAGCTAAATCTTCCTCTCCATTTAAAACTCTCGCTATATCTCTAAGATCTCCTCTTTCTGTTATATTAAAATTATTAAAATCTAAATTAATAGCATTTTTTCTCAAAGTGTCACCTATACTTACAGGTTCTACAGCTCCAGCTATATCACTACCTAGATGTCTAGCTTTAACGTTAATGAGCTTATGAGTTCCAAATCTTCCACCTTCAGTCTCTACCTCATCAGTAGTTTTACTACGCAAAATAAACATATGTGAACAGAATTGAGTAATCCTATCAGACAAAGAAACAATAGATTCATCATCAACTATGTTTTGTGAGGTTCTATTTGTCGTAATTCCGTACCTATTTGACTGAACTGATGTAATCATAGGTATAACTGGGTTGCCGTCATGTAAAATTTCTTTTTGAACACACTTTTTAAATTTATCAACCATCTCTCCAACAACTTGCCATTCTGATTTATTGCCGTTATTTTCAGAAGTTGTTTTAATATAGTCAAATGAAAATACCATTTTATTGCCCCTGCCCACTGTAGCATAATAAAATCTCTTCAATGTGTTTACCATAGAATCTACATCCATACCGCCAACATTATAGTAGTAAAACTTTAAGTTTTTTACTTTAGGCCAAACTGATCTTACTTTGTCTACGACATCTTCTCCAGCCCGTCTCCATTTACCACTCTCTAGCAAATGCATAGGGACACCAGATAAAGCAGCGCACTGTCTCATAATAAGCTCCTCTTTGCTCATTTCTCCGTTATCAAAATGTAAAACAGGCACATTGTATTGTAAGCTAACTTTAGTAGAATAATCCATGCAAAACTGGGTCTTACCGACTCCAGAGCGAGCCACAATAACTGTAATATTACCAGCTCTCAAAAGAGAACCATAAATATCATTTATTTTAGTATGTGGACCCATCATACCAAATTCTGTAACAGGATTATTCCCTCTCTCCTCAACAAGAGCCTCCATTTCCTCATAAATATTTTCTGGAGTGTCGTTTCCTATCTCATAAAGATTAATGCGAGAGTTATAAACGTTATCTGCTACTTCTATAATATCTCTGTAAGAAGATTCTGGAGATATGCTCTTCATCTTCTTAACTATTTCTTGCGAAGATTCTAGTATCTCTCTTCTTATAGTGTATTTCTTAAGCTCTTTAGCTGTTTTTAAAATATTACCTTTGGGGACTTTCCTTAAAGACAAAGACTTAATATAATCAGAAGGATTGAGATTATCTTCAAATGACAAACCTACTTCGTTTACTCTTTGAGCTATAATAACTTCATCAATTTCATCACCTGCATCAATAGCTTGTTGAATAATTCTAAATATAGCAGAATGCAAAGAGCTTTGCTTAGAATAAAAATCTGAATTACTAATAAAGTTAGAAATCTCTGCAAAACTTTCTGGGTCTTTAAGCAAGCCAGCTAGTAACTGTTTTTCTAGTTCGAAATTATATATCATTAATCTTCTTCTGTTATCTCGTTAGCTTGATGCTTAAAATGATTTTCCAAGGCTTTAGTTAGAGCAAATTCTGTCATTCCGCAATCAAATTTACAATAAATAAGCGGCTTGCCGTTTTCAGAGGAAACAGCCATAATCACACCTTTATATTTATCTGCACCACCTGACAAATCATAAAGTTTGTCAACCATTTCTGTAGGGATACAAAATTCTCCGCTATCGCTTCCTTCTGGCAAATTCATAGGTAAATATCTTGTTTGTTAAATAGTGATGCTTTTATTTCGTCTTTAGGATAAACCTCTGCTAATTTTATATTATTAGCTTGGCAAAAGTTTAATTTTTGCTCGTCCCTCTTAAGTTGATCAGCATATTTAAAATGATTTTTGTGAAAATGCTTTACAAATTTAGTGTGTTGAGCGCCTTGAACTTCAACTGCCACCTTTTTATTAGCATTGTAAAAATCTAAAGTCAACCTACTACCAACAACCCTAAACTCTTCAAACACAATATCATTTTCCCAGTATGGCCGTAAAAATTCTTTTACAGTTGTTTGGAACTTGCTTCTGCTGGGTTTGTCCCAATCAATCAAATATTTTTTTGCGTTCTTAAGATTTCTTTCTTTTCCGAATCGATCAACAAATTTCATGATCCAATTTGTTCTCTGAAATAACTTATTAAGAATTTACATAAATTCTCATCTTGATCTAAAGTTTTAAATAAGTTGTTATCTCCTTGTATCTGCTCTGGAAAATCCAAATCATTCTCTTTAAGAAGCTCTTGAAAGTCCTCTGTGGGCTTAATCCAAGCACCTTTCTTTTCAACGAACTCCCAAGCATATAAAAGATCTACAATTTCTTTTTCTATCCAAATTGAGTTACCTCCAGAGCGATTATATCTAACAGGGTAAGTTAAACTAACATTAGATTTTTCATTAGGAGATTTACATATTAAAACTTTTGCGAAGTGACCTATAATTGGATTCTTTTTTTCGTCAATAGTTTTCAAACTAGGGTTTTGAAGAATAAGATCTGATTTATATCTAGGCTGAAATTGAATAACGCTGTTGGCATAATGCTGTAAAGCATATCCTCCTGTAGATACAGACTGTCTAGGAGGCTCTTTGGAATATTGGTCTCTCATTTCTGACCTTACCTGACTGATGAAAATAGCCATATGTCCTCTTTTACCTAAAGCTATACTAGTCTTTTTGCACCAAACAGA